AACTAATGCGTCCTCAAGAGATTGCACGCCCCTCAGCGCGACATTAGATAAGGACTTTTCGATGTTCTCGGCTTCTTCGGCAAACTCTTTCAGAGCCTTTGTGTAATCCTCTGTTGCCTCTTTGCCGGAGTTCATGTTGCCAAGCAATTTCTTCAGAGCATCGTCAAGCTCTTTAGTGCTTTCGATTGATATGTCATTATTTTTAGACATCTCAGTAAGAGCCTCAATATTGCCGTCAAGGCTTGGCAACAAACTCTCAAGACTACCCTTGAGGCCAGGGAAAACCTTGTCAGCCATTATTATGGCTTCATCAACGGCCCTTGTTATCGCACCGACAATGTCATCCAATGTGTCGGTCATTTTGCCTATTATGACAACCGCAGCAAGGGTTCCTATGGTCAAAAGTTTTTGAGCGGCCTGAAATGCAATCGCTGCTTTTTTGGCAGATAACAAGGACTTTGCAAAATACAAGACTGCTATAGCCTGAGAAATAAACATTTTAGCGAATATTCCAGCCGTCACCACAATCAAAGACTTTCTTAAAAAGTCCAAATTGCGAGAAACAAAATCAGCGGCGTTCCCTATTTTGTTGAAGATAGTTGGGATTAAGTTGACACCGCCTGCCAACAACCGACCAATCGATTTTGCAAGGTTGTCATTTTCTCCCGCAATATTGCTAAAAAACTTGGCTAGGTTGACCAGGCTTTCATTAAACCCAGCTTCGCCTATCTGTTTTTTGAAAGAGTCAAAACTGTCCCCAAGATTGCTAAATGCGCCATTCAGGGTTTTTGATTGCGCTGCAATAGCACCAGCAAACTCAGTCTCTCCCAAAACGACCAAGAAGTCAGATATTGATGCCGCAGATTTATTAACTTCAGTTTCAACGCCCTTGAAGGTGAAAACGACTTTGTCACCTTCGCTTCTGGCTTTGATGCCAAATTCTTTGAGGCGCTCAAATTCGCCAACTGCCGCGTCAGCAGCCGCCTCAATAAACTGATCCAGGGTTTTTCCTGTTCCAGATGCAATATTACCAAAAGCGACAAGGGACTTGATTGTTGGATTGAGGCCACGAGCAACAAGCTTGTTAAACCCGCCAACTACCTCACGCAAGGCAAAGGGAGTTTGTGCAGCGAACTTTTGCAATATCTCAAAAGCTCCCTGGGCCTTTTCTGTAGATCCAAGAAAAGTTGTCAGGCTTGCCTCTAAGCTTTGAAACTCTCGATTTGTTTCAATTGTAGACTTTACAAGCAAACCAAACCCAGTTGCGCCAGCCAGACCGGCGACTGCTGTTTGAACAGAAAAAATAGCGTTTCTCATTTTAGAGAGACTAGCGCGTAAGCCCTTAAACGCTGTTCCTGTTTTGTCTTGAGCGCTAATTCTTACTTTAAGATCTGTGTTTGCCATCGTCTAATATCCTAAAATAAGCGAACCACTCGTTTATTTCATCCAGAGTTAATTCTTCTATCTCTGCCTGGGTCTTATGTAACCGATCCGCAAGGGCCAAAACGTTCAGCCGAAACGGATCGCTCTTTAGTTTTTTTCAATTTCCTCAATGCTGTCATCGGCAAACATTTTGCCAGCGACTTCAGCAATTACGGAAACTTGCTCAGCCATCAAGTACACTTTGTCCTCAAGCGTAAATAAACGCTTACCGTCTGCATCTTCTGACTTCATGATAATCATATCGACCATTCCATCGATGCTCGTATCATTCAGAAAATTCTTGTGCTTGCGCTGAATTTTGTTGATGTCGCCTGCGGTGATTGGACCCGCATAAATAATCAGCGGCGCGTCATCTTCGCCCCACTCAGGGACCTCGATAACGCGGCGCTGTTTATTACGGCGATCAGATATCTGTTTGCCAAGAGACATTACGCAACAGTACCCTCAGTCAAACCGCCAGAGATCTGGATTGTGTAAGTCGCTGTGACCATACCGTCAGCAGCTGCGCCGACTGAACGACCGGTGATGATGCCAGTTCCTGACAAGAGATGGTCACCAGTGGTGTCACCTTCCATCTGGAAATTACAGGTCACGCTAGAGCCAACCGTAAATGTACCCTGGCCGGTCGTGTCTGTGTCATCAAAATATGTCTCAACAGTAGCTGTGGCATCTTTGAATGACGCAACGTAGGTCTTGGCGGCGTCACCCATTGTGGTGTCCTCAATGGTGTCAGCCGTCTCATCCACTGTGAATGAGATGATTTCTGCGATGGCGTTTGAGCCGGACTTTACCGTGCCATCATTGCCTTTGAATGTTGCCATTTTAGTCTCCTATGCGGCAGTTTCAACATCAGTTTCTGAGGTGCGATATTGCACCGTCACGGTAAAGCGTCCAATCGCAACCGGCTGTTCACCGTCACCACTGAAATCCGCTTCAAACGCTGTGACCTGCAAATCTTTAGACAGGCCCCCAAGCGTCACGTCAGCTGCTAAGGCTTCCTCAACCTCAACAGCAATCTGGTCAAGCGTGTTGTCGTAGTTAGTAGTAGCCGACACATACGCCTCAATCATTACATCTAGCACCCGGTTGATTGACCGAGCCATCGTCAATGTATCAAATTCAACCGTCTCTGACCTTGTAAAAATACAAAGCCCAGGCAGTTTAGTTTGTTCCAGCGGATAGATCCGGCTGCGAAAAACATTTGAGCCTGTAGTTGTCAGGCCAGTTGTCGCAGTCACAATCGCGTCTCTGATTTGCTTTCGGACATGCGCCATTAGTCTTTTTCCAATACCAGCATCGTCATGCCAGTGCCATCGTCTTGAACGATCCTAATCGTGTAGTTGACGCCACCGACAACCAGGGCGTCACCTTCAGCCGCACTTGAAACATCGGCTGTGCGGCAGTGAAATCGAGGCTGCTGCAAAGCAACAGCGACCCCGCCACCCGCATCAACCTCAACAAAGTCATTGTCGAATATGCCGTTGACGGTAGATGCAGAGCCGCCTGATGGCGTGTAAGTCGCCGCAACGCCGAAATCATCGACATTGACAAATATTGCACGATCATCAGCGCTCTCAACGGCCATTATTCGTCCTCTGGAGTATCCAGATCACTCGCGCCAAAAGCACGATCCATCAGTTTCTTTTTTGGCTTTGCCGCCTTCTTCTCTTTGACCGGCTCAGCATAGCCACGCGCAATCAGCTTTTCAGCGATGCGCTCATCAATGTCATGCTCTTCACCTGCAAACATGTTGCCTTGGGTGCCGGTATAGCATTTTTCAGTAATCTTAACTCTCATCATAATCCCCTAAATGTGGAGGCAAATGGGGCGACCCGAAAGCCGCCCCACCTAAGATTAGGCAGTTGATACCTCATCAGTGATTGCGAAAGATGCAGAGTTGCGCAGAGCAACGTCTACCTCTTGCATCACGCGGATAACAACGTTGCCGCTGTCGCCCTCTGAATACGGATCGACCATCACGCTTGGGCTTCCGAAAAGGCCCACAAGCAATTGTGAAAAATCGCCGAAAATCAAAGCACTGGCGTCTGAACCGCCGTCGCCTGGATCAAGGTCTGATGGTACGTTGCTGGTGAATTGAGCATTGTAACCATAGATGTTGTTCCAAGGATCGTTGAGCAGCATCACGCTGTCGGTTGAAGATACCTTAACAGTGTTGGCCATCTTCGCCTTCACCTTCGGGTTTGACAACCAGCCCAGAGCAGCCTGATTGACGACGCCATTTGCATCCTCAACAGTCTTAACCAGGTCAGTGATATCGGCCCAAGTCAGAGCAGCTACATCAGTACCAGCTGAGATGTCGACGTTGCCGACGTTTCCATCGTTCAGGATGCCGGTTGGCTGGCCTGATGAGCCAGAACCCTGGATAGCGTAGTACTCAATCTTGTCTGCGATTGAACGCAGCAGATCGTCCTGAACAACTTGCTCGATTGCTGGGATGCTCTCAAGAGCCAGCAGCCGCGAGATTGCAGCTTTTGCGCCGAGAGTGCGAGGCTGCAAAGTTACGCCTGCATCAGTCGGTGACTGATCGCTAACGTCCCCAGCTTCCTCGACAAAGCCTGCTGCCGCGCCGGTTGCAATCTTTGGCATCCGAATACGGTTGGTCAGGCCACCGATGTATGTGACGCCCAAGTTGGCCATCACCTGCTTTGCCCGGAGCGCCTCGATGAACATGTCACCACGCTGGATTGTTGGGACAAAGTTGTCAGTGACATTCTCTGTACCAACCGCACCAGTTGCGGCTGTTGTCATCACGCCAGAGCGGAAGGCAAAATCAGGAATGTAATAGCCGCGAGCTTCCTTGCCAGTCCGGGCAACAATCTCGTCGTGCATCTCACGCTCCAGACCCGCTTCACGCCAGTCACCAGTGACCTGTGCGCGGATCATCTTGCCAAGTGAATATTGACGCTGCTCTTTCTGAGGGGCGTCAATAACATGAGCCGGTGCCTCAAGAGGCTGGTTCTCGATAGCTTCGAGAAGCTCTCCCCGGAACTCATCAATGCTTGCACCACGGCCCAGGGCTTCTTCACCCATATCGGCACGATTGTGCTTGCGTGCCAAAGTCATAATCTCTTTGGCATTTTTTTGTGCGGCTTTGGCGGCTTCCTGCCTTACCGCATCAAGATCAATATCAGACATTTCGTCCTTCCTTTCTTCGATCTTTGGGGTTGCATGTAAAGGTTCGGAACTAGACCGGCCAACGCCGACAAGACTTGACTGGTCTGCCGGGATTGAAACAATACTAATTTCCATTGGTGTGGTTGCGACCCGGTAATATTCATCCGGGTCATTTTCATTCTCAACGCGGCCATCCACACGATAACCGACGCTGATGTTTTGCCGGATACCATCCAGCACATCGTTGAACACTTCCGAGGCAAGGCTGCTTTTTCCAAAGCGCACCATAGCGCGGAGACGCCGCGCATCCTCATCTAGCTCAACAGATTCCACAATGCCCACCTGACGATCCATATCGTGATCCATCAAAAGTGGCGCTCTTCCTGAGTTAAGGAAATCCAAGTTCATGTTTGCGGCGGTGTGGTCAATGACCTCCAATCCGAATGAACGCTTTACCGGCTCCTCTGATGAAACGCCAACACGCACAGTGCGGCTCTCTTCATCGATGGCCTTTTCGTCCATCCCTATCGCACGCATAACAAGGTCAGAGCGGTCAAAGCGCTCCTCTTCATTGTTGTGCTTTTCAAAGACGATGGTCACATCCTCTTCTGTTTCCACAACTTCTTTGATGTGTCGCTCTTCCATTTCTCTGCCTTCTGCTGCTGGTTCAAACTTAATTGGTTCAAAGTCGTGGTCTTGCAACCATTCACGCGCCTCTGCCTCAGAGTATCTATCAGCATCAAAGCGAATTGATTGTATCTCCGACCCATTGTCGCCCAAACCATAGATAAAATCAATTCCTTCGCCGCCTGCATCCGCATCACGCCGGAACTCATCATATTTGTCAGGGTCGTTAATACGCGCCGCGTGTTCGTTTGGATACGGTCTTTTTTCATGCCAACCGCGCAAATCTTGAATTTTGCGTAACGTGCTAAACTTATGACCAACAAGCCGGTCAGTCTCTTCATATCCCTCATCGGTCAACCTATAAATTCTGATTAATGCTGCTGGATCATCTGGCGTGCCGCTAATTGTGAAATCGCTGTCTGGCACGTTTATTGAGGCATCACGCTCAACCTGCTCAATCCGGCCCCTAGCCCTGCCCCCGGAACTGTCCCAGCTCACAAAGTCACCAACATCTAACGCGTCAGGCTCGGCGCGTTCCTCATTATCAATCCTGTCCATTATGCGGTCCTTCTCTTCAGCCCAGGCTTTGCCTGGTGTCCCGCCCCACAATTGCCAGGCAATGCGTCCAGCAGACGGAAATCCATCCTCACCCTGAACAAA